AGTTTGTAAACATGATTATGTGCCTAAAGAAAAAACAAAGTTTTTAGGCCAAACTCAAACGGCATATCCTAAAAAGAACTGGTCTAGTTTTATGTTAATGAACTGTAAAAAATGTTCAACACTAACACCAGATTATGTAAACAGAGCAAGTGGTTTAGAATTACACCAGTTTAAATGGTTAGAAAGTGAAGAACTTATTGGCGAATTGCCATTAGAATGGAACTGGTTAGTAGGTGAATATGAACACAAAGAAGATGTAAAAAATGTACACTATACAGAGGGTGGTCCATGGTTTACAGATTATAGAGAATGTGATTACTCAAAAGATTGGTTTAAAAACCATGATGAATGTATGTTAGGACAATGATACAAGGATTTGAAACCAGAGATAATACAGATGTACCTGTAAGAGCATTGGTAGATAGTGTTAATGGTCACATGTGGCAAAAAGAAAAAGCTGTTGACCAATACGAAAAAACTGTATGGCCTGGTTTCGATTATAAGTTTGATAAACCTATTGCTGTATTTGGTATGTTACGAGGCACAGGTCAGTTAATAGAAGAATGTAATAGAGATGGTCAAGACTTTTATTTTTTTGACCATGCTTACATGTTTGGTAATAAACATAGTGTATCTAAAATTGCAGGTGATAGAATATATAGATTAACTAAAAACTATTTTCATATTAGAGATATTAAAAAATTAAAAGCTGATGATTATAGAAGAATACAAAAATATAGAGAACATGTAAAATTAAAACCTTGGAAATATGATGGTGATTATATACTATATATTCCACCTAGTGAACATGTTAAGAAATATTATTATTTCAATCATCATTGGGAAGAACAAACATTAAAAACAATTAAGAAACATACTAGAAAACCAATTAAGATTAGAACAAAGGAAGATAAAACACCACTAGAAAAAGATTTAGAAAATGCCTATTGTACGGTATCATATCAATCAACGGTTGTTGTACAATCCATTATTAATGGTGTGCCAAGCTTTTGTGCAAATGAATCAATGGGTGTTCCTGTATCTTTAACTGATATGTCACAAATAAAAGACCCTTTATATTCGCCAGAAAGAGAATATTGGATTGATAGTTTATTAGCAAATCAGTTTACCTTAAAAGAAATTAAAAGTGGTTTAGCAAAAGAAACAGTTGATAGGATGCAAAAATGAATAAGATAGCAGTAATAGGTTGTGGGTTTGTAGGAGGTACTATTGCTAATGCATTAGAAAATGCTAGTAATGATGTAGTAAGAATTGACCCGAAATACAACGATAATAAATTAGAGGATTATATAGATAAGATAGATGGTGCTGTTATTTGTTTACCAACACCAACTGTAAATGGTGAACAAGATTTAGTAGAAATAGATAAAACTGTAATTGCATTAAGAGATGTACCAACTTTAATCAAATCTACCATTTTACCTAATATGTTGACAGTTTATGAGGAGAATGTAATCTATTCTCCTGAATTTTTAAGAGAAGCATATGCTGAAAAAGATTTTAAAAACAACCAACATGTAATATGGGGTGGTTTGAGAAGTGAAGCAGATTGGTGGATTAATGTATTTGATTGTCACGATAAAATCAATCTAATCATGGATAAGAAAAGTGCGAGTATGATAAAGTATGTTTACAATTGTTGGTTAGCAACAAAGGTTACTTTCTTCCATGAATTGTATAGTAAATTAGATAAGACATATAACTATCATATGATTATAAACACATTGGCTGACTTTGAGAATATAGGTCCTAGTCACATGAGAGTGAAACAATTAGGTTATGATGGCAACTGTTTTCCTAAAGACATGGAAGCATTTGCAAATTTTTTAGATAGTGACTTATTAAAAAGTGTAATTAAAGTTAACGATAGTTTAGTTTCAAGTAGATGATACATATACACACTTTACCATGGGATAAATGTCTATCACACCAACTTATGCCTGCCATACAAAAAGGCTGGAAAGATGAGGGTAAAGATGTACATTTCTTTTGGGGTTTAGCAGGAAAAAACATATCTCAAATTAGAGATTGTATAGAAAAAAACATTGAATGGTGGTATGTTGATGTGGGTTATTTAACTGAGCAGATTACAAGATATCCTACACCGATTATTAATGATTATGATAAGACATACTTTAGAATTTGTAAAGGCAATCTTCATACTATAAAAATGCATGTTGCGTCACCTGATAGATTTAATATATTAGAGAAACAAGGTATAGATGTAGAGTTTAAAGGTTGGAGAGATAGTGGTGATTATATATTATTATGTCCTTCATCTCCTACCGTTACCATGCATATAAACGCTATCTCACAAGAAGAATGGATTAACCAAGTTAGTGCAGAGATAAAAACATATACTGATATGCCAATTAAACTAAGAAATAAACCAAGACCTGGAAACGAATGGTGGAATACTGATATAAAAGATGATTTGAAAAACGCAAGTTGTGTGGTCACAAATATGTCATTATCAGCAATAGATGGTTTACTAAATATGACGCCAGCATTTACTCATCAAAGACATGTTGCCTCATTTGTAACAAGTCGTAAAATTAATAAGGTTGAAAAGCCTTTCAAACCTGGACGAAAGACGGTGCAAGAATGGATAAACATGATAACAAATCACCAGTTTACAATACAAGAAATAGAAGATGGCTTGGCTTTCGATATTTTAAAGGAACAGTACCAGAGCGTTGGTTAGGTTTTGCATTGGCAATGGCCTCTGTTTTTATCCTATCAAGTGCTAATGTTTCTACTCAATGGGTTGGTTGGCTCTTTAGTGCTATTGCATGTGTAATGTGGGTATACTTTGGTTATAAAGATAGAGATTGGCCTAGAGCTTTGATGGAACTTATGTATTTAATTTTTAGTATGAGGGCAATGTATAATTGGTTACTAGTATGAAATATAATTTTGCTTGTGTTTGTTATGGTGATAAGTATGCCGTAGAGTATGTTCAAAAACTCTACAATATGGTGAAAAGAAACACCACACTTCCTATAAACTTTATAGTATTTACCGACCATGTTAAAATGCATAAGATGGTTGAGGGAGATATTGACATTAGACAGTTTAAAGAAACTGATTTACAAGGTTGGTGGAATAAACTACAACTATTTCATCCAGACACATATTTACCAGGCGTTACATTGTACATGGACTTAGATGTTGTCATTACAGGTAACATAGACTGTTTTTACAGTCACGAACCACAATTAGATTTTTGTGGTATGAATGATTTTAACCCAAGTACCAAACTTTGGAACTCCAGTATTATGAGGTTCAAACAGCAGGACCTTCACGGACGGATTTGGCATAAATTCATGTCCAATAGACCAGAATACCTTAGAAAGTTTCCAGGTGACCAAAATCTAATATCTGACTTAATTAAGAATACTCCTGGATGTGATTCATTTCCTGATTCGTGGACACAATCATATAAGTGGTATGACCGAAGTGGTACCAGATACTCCAGACAAGACATGAAATACGACCATAATGGCGAATCGTTGGTAACCGTGTTTCACGGACAGCCAAATCCTCATGAATCTGAGCAGGAATGGGTAAAAAATGCTTGGAAATAACAAGTATTTTGTGTCGCAGCTCTAAAACCCTTACCAGGTAACAAAAAAAACTTTAAAAAAAAGCGAAATAAAGCGAAATAACGCTTGCTTTCTATGTTAAACTATGGTAGGATATGTGTATATGATAAAGAACTACACAATGAAAAAACAAAAAATACTTTTAAAAAGACTAGAAAAAAGAGTTGCCTTTGCTAAAAAAGTATTGTATAGTAACCCATATAAATCGTTATTTGAAGTTACACAAATTATTAAAAACACTAACAAGGAGAAAAAACACTATGAGTAAAGTTAAAAACTACTACATTGATGAAGCTGAGAAAGCTGTCGATACAATTATTACAAACTTGAAAAACAACTTGATTACAAAATCTGTTGCTATTAAAGAAATCTTAGATGTCGAAGCAGTTAACTTACTTGACATTGATATACACAATGTTGACGAAGTAATCGACATGGAATTGGAGAACGCTTAATGACACTATCGCAAAAAGCACTTTCAGATATTGATAACTATAATCAGTTAAGACAAGATGAAATTGACTTGGTTAATCATATTAAAGCAATTAACAAAAAGTCTAAACAAGAGATGATTGATAATCCTTCTTGGTATATTGGTATGATGGTAGAAGATTACCAACATTGGTTAGATATGGATGTAACGAACATTAAACAGTTTGAAAGATACCTTGATGAAACAACTTTGTATGAGGCAGTTTCAATTGCTACTACCAAGTCTTATGCAAGAACTGTATTATCAGAATCACATAGCTGGTCAGATGAATACATGGCCGAACAAATTTCTCAATGGTCTAAGTCTGCTGATGATGAGATTGCTTACGAAAAAAAGATGGAAGAAGAGAATTTAGATAAATTTTGGAAGTCTATAGAAAAAAATATCAAACTTGGTGCTCCAGACAAGAAGACTGCCATTGATTGGTTATTATCTGCTGAAGGACTTGATAAAGAAAGAGACCCAAAATATATCAACTATAGTCTAGGTATCAGTTATGATTCTATAGACTTTAGCGAACATGTGAAACAATTAAATTAACAAAAGGATTATATTATGATTATAAATGTAGGTGATAAAATACAAGATACCAAAGGTAGAGTAGGAACTATAACCAATATTGGTATTGCTACTGAACTGACAGATATAGCGGCTGAGAGTGATAACTCTTTAAATGCTCAAACATATGATACGGCTCTGAATTATACAGGTGCAGTAACATTTGGTTCTAACTGGTGTTACTTTGCACAGATAGATAAAGTATTAGAAAGTGTAGAAAAAGAAGAATCAGCAACAGATTGGATAGATAGTTAATATATGGATAACACACCAAACGAATGGGAACAAAGTATTATTGATAATGCTGTAGAGTATTCTATTTTAGAGTGGAGGTCACTTGATAGAAGTACCAAAACCATAGTTAAGACTTATAACGAAGCAAAGAATTTATTTGCAAAAACAATTAAGGAACATAGTGCTACAATAGCCTATGCAATAGATAAAAACGGTAGATATGCAAATTTAAATCATCTACCAGAATTTAAGAATGAGGATAGATATGTCAAATCAAAGACCAGGTAAGTATCAAACAAAACCAGACACTATGTCTAATGAAATGGGTGTACTTAAATTCTTCAAAATTGCAGCTGAAGAATTAAAAAAAGAAGGTAAAGAAGATGAAGCCTTTTATTTTGAACAAACTGTTGATTGGTTGCAAAGAGGAAATAGCTTGCCAAAAGACAATAAATCTGTTATAATGTGTCTAGGAATTTAACGAAAAGGAAATATATTATGAAATACAATGAAGATAAAATACTAAAAGAGATAGAAGGCTATATCAAATCAACTTATGGTCAACACTATGCTCAAGTTAAAGAAGGTGTACAAGTACAAGACTTATTAAGGTCTTGTGGTATAGACAAAGATTTTTGTCAGGCCAATGCAATTAAATACCTTGCAAGGTTTGGTAAGAAAGACGGCAGGAATAGAAAAGACCTGTTAAAAGCAGTACACTATGTTGTACTATTAATGAACTCGGAAGACCAATCCAAAGGAGATAAAAAGTGATTGATGTACTGAACCATATTGATGATGTTAAAAAAATTCGTAAGCTGATTGTAATGGGTGCAATAGACGAATCAATCAAAGCTTGTGATGTAACTATTGCTCATAATTTAAAAAAAGTGAATGAATTTGAGAAGTGGTTAGACGAAGAAAGTAAAAAAGGCGAGTAAAAATGTGCTTTTTTTATGGGTTGCCATTTGTAGGCAATTGTGATACAATTAAGACTAATAACTAACAAAAGGATTATATTATGGCTTTCTATTCGAAAGAAACACTAAATGCTGAATTTTCAGTAGCTAAATCTAAAGACACTAAAGGCAAGAAAGAGATATACGACAATCGTATTCAATTCTTTAAAGACCACATTGAGTTAAAAAAGAATAAACCTCAATATTATGAGGGTGTTGCTATTAACTTCTCTAACTTATTACTTGGTTATCAGGCACCAAGTCCAATTGACTACTTCTACAAAGTAGGTTTTGGTAAATCATATGCTGAAGTAATGGCAGAGAAAAACAAACCTGAAATTGCGAGTGCAAGTTAATGGCTATTATCTACACAAATCAATCTAGTGGTGCAATTCGTAAGGCAAAGAATAAGAAGCCTACGAGAGCATATCAACTTGCTTTGACTAAACACATTAAGTGGTTAAAATCAAAAGGTTTTAATGTAGATGACAATGGCAATATACAATTGACAAGTAGTGGTAATTATGGTATTAATATAGCAGAGAGAACTATATCAAATACAGGTCCACAATGTTCAAACAATATTGTTTCAGGTGGTACAAAACCTGACAACTCTTGGAAGATAGAAGCAAGTAAAAACTTTACTATCGTTCCAGCATATAATAAAGGTCCTTATATGGTGGTGAATAAGAGCGACCTTAAAACAGCAGGGAGAAAAATATAATATGAAAACAATGATGATGATAACCATTGCAGTTTTAATGACTATGACAATGGCAAAGAGTGATGAAACAATTGATACAAAAGTAAAAAACTATATTGTTAAAGAATGGACAGATACCAAAGAGTTTCAAAAAGCTTCTTGGCAAAAAGGTAAAGAACAAAATGCTAAGAATTGGTTAAAGATTAAAAATCTATTTAACAAAGTGAAAAATAATGTTACACAAGATTAGTGATTTTTGTAATAAGATAGATACAATTAAAAAGATGTCAGATGAACTTAGGGTATTAAAGTATAACAACCCTAAGACGCCTGATAGAGACCTTAAAGTACAAAACTTAATTGATACTATTCAATCAGATTGTTTATTAGTGTCAGCTGACAAATCAAACTATAATGAAAATGAAGATAAAGATAATTATGGCGACTATTCTGGTATTGACCATGACAGCTTGCTCAACGAACAATGGACAAAATGAAAAAAAGTGGAATCCTACATTTAGTATTCTTAGGACTATTATTACCGGCACTAAGTAACTGTTCTAGTATTAATAGAACTCATGTTGGTGCAGTTGCCGGTAGTGGTAGTGCAGTTGCAGGTTGTTTATCGTTAGGTGTTTCAGACCCCTATGTTACAGGTGCATGTGCTTTACTAGGTGGATTTGCAGGTGCTGAATTGATGTATAAGTCAGATTATGATGTACACAATGCTGTGTTTGTAGACCATTTGAATACAAGTGGTACAGGTTCTAGTTACACAAATTGGTACAATGATAAAACAGGTAACTCAGGCATTATTCATGTTACAAGGTCATACACACAA